AGTTAGCCGCAGATCCTGTATAGAAGAAGTTAATATCACCACCACTTAATTTAGTGAAAGCTGGTAATAAGTTAGCAGCTGTAAATTTAGATCCTGATTCAGCTACGAAAGCTCTAATTCCGTTAACATCAAAGTCAGCGATAGAAGAAGTTGGGATAATAACTTTAATAATTTCATTAGCTACCATAGAAGCTGATAATTCAGAAGTATAGTTTACATCAGCAAATGTAGTTGTGAAATTTAAGTCTGATCCTGAAGTAATTGTAGAATTTGATCCTGAGAATTGGTTGATTGAGTAACCGAATCTACCAGCACCATATAAACCACCTGCAGCTTCGTTACCAAAGTTTGCAGAAGGAGTACCATAGAATGAATCACCATCTGTGAAAGGTCTTTTTGTATCACCATATTGGAAATCTAAGAAGAATACTAATCCAGCTGGTAAGCTCATTGGCTGTACAGAAACGAATTCTTTAGCAGCGATTTGTCCGAATACTTTACGTACTAATGGTAAAGCTACAGCAGCGTACTGCTCACCTGTACCAGGAGTAAAAGTTGCAGTTCCACCAGTTTGGTTTGCTTCTACTACTAATTGTTTTGCTTGGTTCTCTAAAATGATCGCCATGTTTGTTTTATCGGTTTCACTAGAAATTCCTTCTAATAAACCTGATTTACCCCATTTTGCAGCTAATCTAACTGAGTCTTTTTGTAAAGACGTGTATGGGTTTGCAGTTTCAAGTAATTGATTTACTAAGTTTGACATTGTTTAATTGATTTTAATTTTTAATTTAATTTTTTAGATAATTCCTGCAAGTTTTTGCATTCTGTTTACAAAATCATTTCCTTCCATGATAGGTTGTCTATCAGACACACCTGATGCTTTAGAAGCGAATGATAATGATTCTTTAATTTGTGATTTAGCTTTTTCAGTGTTTAAAGACTCGTTTAATGTATCAAATACATTTTTAGCTTCTCTTACTGTTTCAGCTCTATCAAAAGCATTAATAACTTTAACTTTTTGTGCTTCGTTTAAGTTTTTAGCTTTGAATAATTTGTTAACGTAAAGTAATTTAGCGTTTAATAAATTAACTTCGTTTAATTCAGAACGTAAAGTAGCGATAGTGTTCATTGCTTCTTGCAATTCTTCTTTATTGACATCTTCTTTATTAAGACCCCAACCTTTACCACCGTGAAGTTTTTCACCTCCGGCATCAATAACATTTTTCTCAAATTTTTCAATTCCTTTTTGAATTGAACTACCTACTTTTTGAGCAGCGCCTTTGATAGTGTCTTTAATACCTTCTTCTACTTCTTCTTCTTTTCCTTCATTATTTCTAGCTTTTGCAGCTGCACCACCTGCTTTTTCTAAGTTTTGAGCAAAAGATTTAGCTTTATCTCCAAATCTTCCTGCTAGGGCCATATCCATTACTTTAGCAGTAATCGCAGAAAATGTAGCAATACCTGCTGCACCAAGTGCTCCTATAACTAATGAGGCAGTTTGCATGTTTAAGAATGGGAACATTTCAACAAGATCTCTAGCTCCTGCAATATATTCTGCAGCTTCTTCTAAATCTTCACCTTCTTCTAAGTTAGCGATTTCAGCTAAGATTTCTTCAAGTTCTAAATCATCTTCACCAGCTTCCATTTCTTCTTCGCCAGCTTCCATTTCTTCTTCACCTGCTTCTTCTTCTTCACCACCACCCATAACGTCAGCCATGATATCACGGATAATATCTTTCAGTTCATCAACTGAGATAGTACCTACTTCATCATCGTCTTCTGCTTCGGCGATTGTGTTTTCGTCCATTTCTTCTTTACCTTCTTCCATTTCTTCTTTACCTTCTTCCATCTCTTCTTTACCTTCTTCAAGGCCTTCAAGTTCGGCTAAAAGTTCTTCTAAAGAAATTTCATCATTTACGGCATCCATTTCTGCTTGACCGTAATCTTCTTTCATCTCATCATCGTCTTCTGCTAATGCCTCTAATTTATCGGACATCATTTCTTGAATACGAGGAGCGAAAGCTTCTTCAAGAGCTAATTTGGCGTTAGCCATAGCTGTTTCTCTAATTGCTTTAGCTTCAGCGATTGCTTCACTAAAGATTTTAGTGTTGTTTGACATAATAATTTGTTTGATTTTTGATTACTTATTGAGAAGTAATATAAGAATTTGTTTTGTGAGGGAGATTATATTGGGATAATCTATCAGGGATGTCGATAAATATATAAGGAGAAGTAAAAAAGCGCTTCTTTTTAGGAAGCGCTTAATTTTTTTAGTTTTTTATTGTTATCTTACACAACATACACCTGATTGAGTACAGATGATGTCTGATATTATTGAGTTTACTTTAGAGTATTTATTTTGATTTAAGTTAGGGTTAAAATTTTCATTTAATCCTGTTGGTTTCATAAACGCACCTTGTGTTGAAGGAGTTGAAACAAAATCCCAACATAATAATTCGAAGTCATCTTGTACTTCTACTGTACCTTCTCCTAATGGTTGTACTGAACCCATACCACGAGATGAAATACCTACTGTGATATTATTAGCAAATAATTCTCTTAATATATTACCTGATGGAGTTGGTAATACTTCTATCTTACCCATCAAGTCATCACCATCCCACCATAAAGATTTGATGTTATGTGATACATTTTTTAAGTTAATTACTGTTGATTCAGGGTGATCAAGTTCACCTAAAGCTCTGTTTTCAGCTATAGAACTAGCTATATATTTTTCAACTTCGTTTTCTAGTATATGTTTTGGGTAAACTCTACCATTTTGGTTTTTTGAGTCAGCTCTTTGAACTACACCTTCAACAAGTAAATTTCTAGTTCCCTTAACTCCCTCAGTTAACTGAGTAGTTTTAGGGGTAAAAATTGAATACTCTATTAATAATGATTTGCTCATATTATCTTCCTTGGTTAAGGTCTTGAATTTTTTTATTTGAAGCTGCTATTTTAGCTTTTTCAGCTGCTATTTCTAAATCTTTAGCTTTTTTTTCTTCTGGTGTATCATCAGCTTCTTGCAATTTAGCTTTAGCTTCTCTAACCATTGCCATAAGATTTTCCATTGGAATACCTGTAGACTCAGCATATTTTTTATAGATAGCTTCTTGTTTTTCTTTTAATGGAGATGAATCAGCATTAACATCTGCTACTCTATCAGCATATTGACCATGCTCATCTAAGAAATCTGAATCATTGTAAAATGCTTCTCTTTCATCATCGCTCATTTCGTCATTAGATTTTGGAGTACCATCTGCATGATAACCTGGTCTAGCAGCTTCGTCCATTCCTTCTCTATCCGCTTCAAATTTATCTTGGTTAGCTAAACTTTGTAAAGCTCCTGCTTTAGCTCTGTCTAATAAACTTAATATATGTTTGAATTTAATATCGCTAGTAGTAGATGCTTGAGTTTGAGCTTGTTTATATAATTTTTCAAATTTAGAAGGTTCAGCTTCGTACATATCCATTAATTTACGAACCATAGCTTTATCAGCTTCAGTATCTGCTGCTTCATTTACATCTCCGTTGATATATTTAGCTAATGCTGCAGATTGAGCAGCCATTCTTTCTTTTTTTGCTGCATCATATTCTGCTTGATCTCTATCACCTGTGTCTTTTACAAATTTAGATATCCTTTCTTTTTCTTCATCTTCTAATTCTCTCCATTTAGGAAAATCCTCATTAGTTGCTACTTTTTCTAATCCTTCTCTGATTGTTTTAGGTTTACCTTTACCAATCTTATCAATTTCTTTTTTAGTAGCTTCAATCCATTCATGACCTACTTCACCTTTACCATGCATTTTTTCACCATAATATTGTGAATTTTTAGTTAGGTTAGCTAGTACTTTTTTCTGAGCTTTAAGTATATTTTCTTCTGATAAATCACCTTCAGATGCAGGAATATCCATTATTTCTAATTCGTAATTCATACCTCTTGTATACTCATATGGGTTAACCATATCAATAGTTTTAGCTATAATATCTACTTCTTGCTTTCCAGTAGCTAATTTAGCTTCTTTATGAGCTTTTTCTGAAATTATAGATTTATTTTTTAATATCTTAACAACATCTTCAAATGAGTTGCTAGATGATATCATATCTAGATGTTGGTCTCTACGAACTTCGTAAAGAAATTTTTGTTTGGTAATTTTACCATCTAAATATTGAGTGTATAAATTTTGTACTGTCATGATATATTATTTTCCTTGTCCTCTATATAATTTTTTATAATTTTTAGAACTTTTTAATTTAGATGTTTTGCATTTTGCATGAACACCTGGTCTAGAAACTTTAGGTTTGTCTACTTTTACAACTGATGAAGCTGATTTAACTTTTGCTGCCATTACTCGGTTAAATTGTTAATTTTTTCGTTAATTTCTTGAATTTTTTCGTTTATTCTGTTTAATGATTTACGAGTGCGTTCTAAATACATTACCCCTTCATCATTTTCTTTTAATTCAGCTTTCATTCTAGCAGTAAACTCAACTAATCTATTAATTTCATCTAATCTACGTTGAATAGCCTTAACCCCTTCATGTAATTGCTGTTGAGGTGTTCTTGTTTTTACTTCTTTTTTAAAAGTACTATATCTAGCTTCATTTAGACTTTCTCCATCCCATAGGTCTTTTGAATTTAATCTATCTGATAGTTTTACCTGTGTATATCCTATGTCAGTATACGCTTTTCCAGATTTAGGCATTTTTTCAAACCCAGCAGGAGTGTTTTGTTCCTTTTTAGAAGGTTTAGAAAAGGCTTTTGGTGTTCTATAGACCATAGCTTCATCTAACTCTTTTGGTTTAATAAATTTTTTACCTAAAATAACTCCAGTAGCCCCAGATGTAGACATCTCATCTAGATATTCAGACATTACCTGTTTAACTAATTCTTTTAATTTATTTTTTTCCATTATGAATCTTGTTTAATTCATCATGTAATTCTTGATATTGTAATAAAGAAACTATATGCTCGTCTTTTAATTTTTTAGATTCTAAGACTGGAGTTATTAAATTAATAGCTTCATTAACTTTAATTTTAGCTGTCGCATCTTCAATTTTAGGTAGAACTTTTAACAAAGATTCTTTAAGAGCAGTAAAGCTAGTGTCAACAAAAGATTTTAATTTAGTAGTATCGGTAATATTAACAATATATTCTTTTAATACTTTTTTCTGCTCACTTGATAAGTTATCAAATTTAGTATTAAATTTTTCTAACATTAATTTATAAACTAAAGCTCTAGTACCTTTATCTAAATCCTGAAATTCAGTTATCATAGGAGATAAATCTGTTGAAGTTACAGGTAAGGTAACATTCTCTATAATGTTTAATTTAGAATTAATAATAGTTTCTAAATTTTTAACAGGAGAAGCACTAGCTTCTAATAGAGTATAAGTAGAGGAAAGTAATTTATAATTAGAAATTTTAGCTTTAAAAAAATCATCTAAATCAAAATTATTTTTAACTTCTTTAATTAGATTATATTTTTCTTTTGCTAATTGGTTTTTATCTAAAGTTTTGTTAATTTCTAGTACAGAAGAAATAATAGTCTCAGCTTTAGTCTCATTAATATTATGAGATTTGTATATGGTTTGGTATATTTTATTTTCTTTTGCTAATTCACTATTAACAAAGAATTTTTTGATTAAATTAACAGCTTTAGAGTCATGGTTAGACATGGTATCAGCTGTAATTTTTCTTACAAGAAGTTCAAATAAAATACCAGTGTTTTTGTACTTGTTATGTTTGATTTGTGCCATTTATATGGTAAATAGTTAAATACTAATTATAAATATTATCCTTATATATCTTCCCTTAAAAGATTGTCCTCATTTAATAAATCGCTTTCTTCATATAATTTTACTTTACGTGAAGGAAACATACCTTTTAATGAATTTTGCATTTGAAGATAAGTAATTTGTGTGTTTGCGTTTTCTAAAGCTAATGGAGAACCACCTTTATACGCGGTTTTAAATCCTTTAGGCTCTTCACCTGCACCACCCATTTCTTTTGTACCTAATCTATCTCTACCTAATGGGCTATCTTGTGTATTATAATTTGATGCTTTTTCAACTGGTCTACCTAATACTTGATCAGGGTAAGCTAATTTTTTCTCATCATATCCTTTAGGCACATCACTTGTTCCTTCATATCTACCTGGACCATAAAGTGAAGCTAATGAATGTGGTGTACCGTAAGCTACTCCTGTTTTAGCTGGATCGTTTCCTTCAGTTTCGATTTGATCAATTCTAAATTTACGTTTAGCATCTTCAATCATTAACTCTCTATATTCATCATATTGATCTTCACTAAATTGGAATATATTATCATAAATCCAATCAGATGGAACAATTTTATTTTGAATTAATTCAGTAGCTAATTGTGTTTTCTCTTTTAATAACGCTATTTTTTCTTGTTCATAAATGATAGAAGGCGTAGTTAAAGATAATTCAAAATTAGTTAACGATTCTCCATCATACCCTTGAGCATATAAGTGAACTAATGCAATTTTTGTTAATTCTGATGTTAATATCTTTTGTATTCTTTCTACAGTACGAGCAAATCTAATATCTTCAGCAGCTAATGTAGCTTTACCTGTTAAATCTTTTTCATATCCAAAATAAGCTTTTGGAACTTTTAAAGCAGCGAATAATTTATCTCTTAAGTATTGAACATCCTCAATAGCTGCGTAATCTAAACCTTTAGTAGTTTCAATACGAGTTGTTGCGTCACCACCCCTTACTGGGATATAGAAATCTTCTAATATGTTTTGCATATTATATTTCAAGTTATACTGACCCGTTTGGGGATCCATATAAGGTGTTTTCTTCATTTTGTTAATAGTACGTTGCATGTAATTCTCAACCTCATTAGGTGGAATATTACCAACGTTAACAAAGAATGTACGTTTTTCAGGTGCTCTAACAATACGATGTATTAACATCGCATCTTCCATTAAAGTTAATTGTTTAAAGATTTTACGACCTGGTTCTATATAAGATCTACCATAAGGTAAATAATTAAAATCAGATAATAATCTAAAGTGAGCCATTTCAAAATTATCAAACTCGATTTTATCATCTCTGTTTACAGATATTTGAGACATCTGTTGGAACCCTAATGGTGAAGTTGAAGTTGAGAAAGTTGGATCGTATTTGAATTTTACTTCTTGTGGTTTTAGTGGATTACTTCCTTCTACTCTAATAATTGAATAAGAAGAAAATGGTATTACATTATAAACTCCGAATTGTTCTGATATTTCTAATTTAAGATAAAAATCTCCATACTTACACATGTTACGAGCCCATGACCATAAGTTAAATTCGATGTTTAATACATCATAGAATAGATTATAAAGTATTTTTTGTATAGTTTCGTCAGAAGAACGTATTTGTAATACTTCTCCTAAGTCATTTCTTAAACAAGTTTCATCAGCTAATATATCTAACGTAGAGGCAATGATTGAATCTTGATCCATCATTTCATAGTCAGCATATAATTGTACTCTTTGTGTTGGGTAAGTGGTATCAGTATTATAATTAAAATTTAGACCACCTGTTGTAGTGTATATCTTATTATATCTGTCAAATAATGAATTTGTCTGTAATGTACCAAGTTGTTGGATACGGTCTGTATCCATTACTTTTAATTGATTACCACCAACGTTTCTTATAACAACGTCAGTAGAAAAAATTCTCTTTAATCTACCAAATAATGAGGTATCTACCATAATGTAAATTGTATTTTATATAAATATTAAATTATCTGATCAACCATGATATATCTTCGGTCCCTCCGCGCCCGTCATCCATTTGATATGGATTTTGAGTAAATGAGTTCGCTGAATATGCTCCCGGCGCCATTTGATTAACTACTCCAAAGTTTCCTAAAGTAGCTCTTGTTAATTCGATTCCTTGTTGTCTATTTCTTAAAGCAGTATCTCGTAAGAATAACGCTATTGCAAATGCCATCACTAAATCGTCATTATAACCTGATTGTGATTGAGCTTTACCGTTTTTCCAAACGAATACTCTCAACTCATCCATTAACCTTTTAGATTGAATTATAACCGATTTTTCGTGTATGTAAGATACTAATTTTGAAACACATAATGGTCTAGTTTTCATAGAAGTTGTGAATCCAGGTACCATACCTTGACCATTTTCCATTCTAGCCATTTGGTTTTCACTAGCACCTAATGTAGTATCTGCTTTAGATGAGTAATATAAATTTCTATATCCTCTTTCAATTAATTGTTCAATTACACTCCAACCAATATTAGCATTTTCTACTACTAATAAAGCATCA